ACCTACATTAAGTTCAAAAGTCGTATTTCCATATTTATCTGAGAAGGTATAATAACCGCCCATGGGAATTTCAATACTTCCTACAGTCATAGCTAAAACATTTGTTATAGGGTTCGCCAATGCAAAGGTAAAATCTGTTGGACTATCCGCTTGATAGATATTATTTGATGGATCATAAAGTGATCCTGGACAGGAAGCAGAGCTAATCCCGGTTGGTAATATTTCCCGATATTGACTGTCAACATTCACCCATGTTAGGAATGCATTCTGCAATGTGGGATTTCTATATCCTTGTGCAAATGGTATTTGCGCATAAGCATTGGGTAAAAATAATCTGTTTTGTAGCTGAGGCGCATGCGCGCCAACGCCATCCGTAGGTACATTCGTATAATCCGAGCGGTTTGGCATCACTACACCTTCACCTAATCTTGTCTGTACTCTCTGCGCATCATAATACCGATTTTTCAGAATATTAGGCGCAGCGTCCTCTACAGGTGGATTAATAAAATCCTTTGCCTGTGTTCTTACTTGCTGAAATGTATTGGACAAATCTTCTATTGTTTCTCCTGCCTGTTCTGTTAGAGATTCTCGCGTCTCTTCAACCTCATCCAGTAAGTTTTCTACTTTTCCTAGTATACCTTCAACTTGATCAAAGTTAGAAAGCAACTTATTCATACCTTTGGAAAAGAACTCTACATACTTCGATTGTCCCAGTTCTTTATATTTTTTAATAAAATCAGCCGCAATCCCCATGATTGCTTCTTTTTGAACTGGTGATTCAATTCCAAATATGTCCAATAACTCTTCTAGATTATAATTTTCAATATCAAAATCTGGTTGTTTAATACTCATTATATATTATTTGTATTTTATATTCAATAAAAAATACAAACTAATTATTTAACGCCGTCTTTTCCTTGTTCTGCGTCTCCTCTTTCTTTTATGGGTCTTTCTACGCTTTTTCTTATGTCTCGTACGCCGGTGTCTTTTTCTTAGTGCCCTTTTCCTTGTACGTTTTCTTTTTCTTCTTCCTCCTTGTTTTGCTGCTGCCTTCTTTCCGTCACCAGCATCTCCGTACTGCTCCGAATACACATTCAACTGAGGACAAAGCAACATTGCATAACCTTGATCGCGAGCCGCCTCCCTTGCCTCTGCAACCGCTTCGGCTTTTGATTCCGTTGCGTGTCCCACATCAGCCCCCTTCAGCATCTCTGCATAGTGCTTCTTGCCCTGGATAGCACCTAAAAGGCGAGTTAATCTCGCATCATACTCATCATCTATCTCCTCTGCCGTTGTTCCTGGAAAATCTTGTTGACGAGCCGCTAATTGTTTCGCATTATGAGTATCTCTATCAGAGCCGTATTTTTTCATAAATGCACATATATTCGATGGCGCTTTACCCGATCTTAAAAGCATATGTTCGGGAATTGGACAAATAGATTCTGTCGCCTCTCTCGCAGACGTTGTTATTCTCCATCCGAAATATTCATACAATGGTACTACTGTTTCCAGTCCAAAAAGAAAAATACCCCTTCTTAATTCCCTACCCAAAAATTGCACACAACGAATAATATTACCACCTCGTGGTGTAGATCGCTGACTTCTTGGACCCTTTTTTGAGTATACTCTCGCTGCCGCATTGCCAAGAACTAAAAGTTCCATTGTAGCCGACTCTTTACTGCACTCCTGATCTGCCGCTCTTACTATCGTTCCATCACCGTTTTTAACCTGTAGAAGTGCAAATCCTCTAAGACCACCAGAACCGTCTTGTCCATCATATTGTGCAATAGCCAAATTAACCGGACTATCTTCTTCCGGATTGAACACATCTAGTTCCGTATCGTCATCTATGACACTTTGTATATAAGATGGAGGCAAACCTCTATTTGTTAGTGCGGCGAATACACCTGCTGTTTTTCTTAGGGCGCCTCCCTTTCCTAATGCAGCATTTATATCACCATCCGGTGCTGCTCTAAATCCTAAACATCTGAGTACGCCTGGATTTGCGTATATTTTAAGTGTTCTCATATCTGGTACCTTTACGCCCCGCTCGTTAATAGCACGATCTTCTGCTAGCATAGATGTAATATATTGCTCTATAGGTACATACATACCTCTATCTTCTCTTGCGCTTGCCGATCTTTTTGCTGCCATATTTATATATAAAATTTAGATAATAAAATTGATTTTAGTTATCTTATCTATTATAGATATAAGAAGCCCACAATGGATAACACTGACAACAAGATTTGCGCTATTTGTTGCGAAAACTATAATAAATCAACGCGACACAAGGCGACATGTCCATCCTGTCAATTTCAGGTTTGTCGCACCTGTATTCGTACCTATTTAATGGGACGCAGCGATGATGCCCATTGCCTAAACTGTAATCGTAGGTGGGAACTTGATACCTTAATTGAGTCTACTGGAAGGACGTGGGTCAACACTACTTATAAAAAACACCGTCAGAAGGTCTTATTTGATAATGAAAAGAGTCGGTTACCGGAAACCATGCCGGCAGTTGAAAACTACAAAATCTGTCAAACTTTGGAATCAAAGTCAAAAGATTTACAAGATCAAATTCGCGAACTTCAACGTCAAGCAAATGCTCTTAAACATCAACAGTCCACATTGAATAGCGAGCTTTATCTAAGGCGGCGTGGTGGTGTCAAAGAAAAGCGAAAATTTATAAAAGCTTGTCCAGCGGAAGGATGTAGGGGTTTCCTATCCACACAATGGAAATGTGGACTCTGTGATACCCATGTTTGTTCTAAATGCTTTGTAATTAAAGAGACAGATGAAGGTGGTGAGATAATTCCTCATGAATGTAAGGAGGAGGATCTTAAGACGGCAGAGATGATAAGGAAAGAAACGCGTCCGTGTCCGAGTTGTGGTGCCCAAATCTATAAGATTGAAGGTTGTGATCAGATGTGGTGTACACAGTGCCATACGGCTTTCAGTTGGCGATCGGGTCTTAAAGTGACGGGGGTTATTCATAATCCACACTTCTATGCCTGGCAAAACACAGGAGCTGGTGCGCCCGCAGTTAATGTCCCAGGCGCAGTTATGTGCGGTGGGCTACCCCCACTGTATAGTTATAGGCAAGAGATAATGCGTGGATTGAACACTCCTTACGCGTTCAGAAATAGAACATCCAGTGTTGGGTACAGTGATACTGAAATGCTAACAAGGGTAGCGGTTGGTCTACATCGTGCATGCAGTCATTTTGCTCATGTGGAACTGGATCGGATAAGGCGAATTTGCAATGGAGCCGAAAATAATGAGGAAATGAGAATCAAATATATTCTGAATGAGATCACCGAACATGATATGCGAAGTCAGTTAATCAGGAAAGATAAAAAGCGAAAAAAATCAACGGCTATTCTGCAGATTTATGAACTTGTGAACACAGTATTTACTGAGAGTATTCGTGATATTATGCATTCTGTTACAGCGACAAATGCGGGTGAAACGCGAGTAGAAGCGGTACAGCGCAATCTTCATCGGTGTGAAGCCCTAAGGGATTATGCTAATGATGAATTAGCAAAAATTAGTGTACTATATTCCCAAACTGTAGCCGTAATTGAGCCGGACTTCTATACCACTCGCAGAAAGTACCGCGCTACCGATCTGAAGGCTTAAACAGCTTTTGAAAGAACTGCTTCAAGACATGGATCGTTTTCGTATTAAAATTATTCCAATTGATTGTTGTCACTCCCTGACCTCTCTTGTAATGTCCGGAGCCCGTGAATACTATATGTTCCAATAAAGTTATCATCTTCGGAGATGTAAAATTTTTCTTATCTATCCTATAACTACTGTTATAGACATATCTATTATAGTTTAGATCGGATCTATAAATACATACACGTTTTTCCATATTTATGTAGTTTCGTATCAAACCGATTCCTTCAATCGTATTAGTGTCATTGTTCATTTCCAACACATAAATTAAAGCATTATTGGGAATTGTGGGTGAAATCTTTTTATTAACGCCATAAATACATCCTTCCCAATTATGTTTAATGCGCCAGTTTTTGTTTTCTGAGAAGGTTAAATTATTAAAACGAGTCGTTCCAATATAGAATTTCTCTCCAGGATGTGCCATGAATACCATTCATTTGTTATTTTACATCATTTTCAATTTATTTATTTGGATTAATAAATAAATTATAGCTCTTGGTACTGATTAAAATACGATTTTAGATAGTGTTCAATATGAACATTGGTTTTATCAGAGGTCAATTCACCGGCAATATCTGTTTTGAAATATTTTTTAATCAAGGGTACGTTATGAGTTCCCAAAACCTGCAATAGATAGAATAATTTCATATATACGGCTTCTGGCGTCATATCAAAACTACTTATAACACCCACCTCCTTCATTCGTTTTCCTGTGTTATAGAACGTCATATTTACACCTCCATTCACACATTGTGTTGTATTTACAACAAGGATATTTTTACGAACGGCTCTTGCGACAGTATCCATAAATCTCTTATCGCCCACTGGTGCATTTCCGATACCGTATGTTCTAAGTATAATTGCTTGTGGGTTGAGATCTATCATCGCTTCCAAGGGCGTAGCATTTTGTTCTGGAGATAGAGTCAAGGTATAAATTTTAATGTCACTATTCCATCGATTAAGATTCCAATTACCTGGAATTCGCGGCAATGGTGGAAAAATGTTATAATGTTGTTTTTTATCTCCCAATAATTTATTTTTATAAATATTAATAAATACACCTATCTAGCCAATTGGTCCGTAATTAGGTGATTTATATGCAACAAAATCAGTAGAACTATATTTAGAAGACCGATTGCCGCGCAATATTTTACCACCGAACACAATCATTACTTCATTAATCCTCATCAAGGAAACGATGACAGAATCAATTATATTTCTGGTTGCATCATTTCTAAATTCAAATAGAGGAATTTGGGATCCAGTAACAATCACAGGCTTATTCCAATCTTTTAAAAAGAATGAAAGCATTGAGGCAGTATAAGCAAGTGTATCGGTGCCATGAATGACAATAAAACTATCATATTTATAGTAGTTTGCAAGGAGTTTCTCTAAGATAGCCTTCATATCTCCAGTTTGTAAATTAGAACTATCAATAAGGGTTTTCGTTTGATCAATATAGTATTTAATTTTCATTTTCTTTTGAATATTCATATTTGTAACGAGTCTATTTAGATTACCTTTGATTGGTATCAATCCCTTTGCTTTATTATGTAACATTCCAATTGTCCCTCCAGTATAGAGGATATAGACCTTTGTCACAAGCGAAGATCTCCGCGTCCCCTTTTTTCTCCTTTTTGATGTTCTTCTTTTGGATCTCGTTCTAGGCATCGTATATAATAGAGTTATATTATTGTTTATTGGTGCTTCTTTTTACTAATGTATAAGTAATAAATATAGCCTCCAATGCACCAAGATATAAAACTCGCACTTACAGCCAAAGTTGCGTTGAGTTTCAAATGATTAAATAAAAATGCGCAAAAACCTGTAATAATGGCTAACCAAGTAACCATTATAAAAGCAGACCAAATGAACTTTTCCCTATTTTTCCTCCCATTAATTAATAGCATTGAAGGTATACTGATTGGTACTCCTGAAATAATACCTGCTGCTAAAGCATTCATATTATTTCCCACGTAATTGATTCCTGTCACCGTTGCCCCGGCAATAATGAACGTTTCGATATATTGAGCTATTCCCATGATTATATAATAATGGTATAATATAAAATGACAACTTTAAAGGAATGGGGTCTATTTACAATCGTCGCTGCCTTAGCTGGATTTATGAATGGAGCATTAGGTCTTGGGGCCGGAGTTGCACTATCGGCATTACTAGTCCCTTTTGGATTAGTTAAAGATTATAAGACTGCAATAGGAACTACTATTTTGGCGATTTTACCACCACTTGCTTTACCGGCACTGCGTTTTTATTGGAAAAATAAGCAAGTAAATGTACGCACGGCTTTAATATTAATGGTTTTAGTAACCATATTTTCATATTTTGGTGGATTATTTACATCTTTGGAATCACCTAGAGTTATTGCTGCAATTTCAAGTGCTATATTTGCTGGATTCTCCCTATTTTGGGCATATTGTGCCTATACTGGCAAATTTTTAAAAAAAAACTAATTAATGATTAAAACTCTCATACTTCTTTTTCATAAAGGTATTAATGTATTTTCTCTCCATCGTAGTGAATTTAAAGTAATCTGCCACCGTTTCGTCCGTAATCGTCTCTGGAAACTGTGACAATTTTGTAATGTCAGGGATAAATTCAAATGCATAACGTTCTAAATATTTCATTCTATATCTTGTAGACTCAAATATAATAAACGCTAGTTTTGTTGATAGCAACTTCTTAATTAATTTTAATTCTCCTGGGGTATAGTCTTTTATTACATAGTTATCTCTATTGGAGATTCCATAGCCGTAACTATCATAATATGGAAATCCATACATTTTATGCCCCAGTACTAGTTTTGGCTTCACATTGGAAAAACTACATCTTTTATTTGAATAGTTGATTACTAACCTCGGTGTTAATCTATCAAGTACACAGGTTGATATATTCGCATATGTATGTGTCTTTGGATCTAGAACCTTTTTCACAGAAAGCCCTTTATACCCTGGGCGCATACTTGTTTTAATAACTTGTATACTCCCCACTTCCTTTACAAATTTATCAAGCTTTTGTATTATATTTGGAGAGATAAGTGGCATGGAATCTAATGTTTTACAAGAAACGTAGGTTCTTGAACATTGATCAAAGATATTAATCTCTCCCTTCTTGTCATTATAATGAAATGCGAAGTATGTTGTGGGAGTCTGTGCCTGCTTATGAAATATTTGATTGGTTTCAGTATTGGTCATACAATGCATTTTTGTTATTTCGCCTCTTTCTAATAAAAAGTTATGAAAACCATGATCCCTTTTTAACCATATCGATGGCGTAATCATTGCCAACCATCCACCTTTTGTTAAATTCATTGCAGCATTTTTAACAAAATCCATCCATATGGATATACCATCCTCTCGTTTTGATACCAATTTATTGGTCGGTACTTTTTTTAATCCATTAGCATTAAAAGGCGGATTTCCTATAATAATATCAAAATGCATATTCTTCATTTCTAAAAAATCCACATTCGCTATATTCGCGTTCATTCCAAAAGTCTCATATAAGATTGGGATATGATCTGGGTTCAACTCTACCATAAATATCATTTTACTGATTATATGATCGTGACGTTTTTTGTCGTTCTTAATTATTGGTTGGAGAGATTTAAATAATCGCTCATATAAAATCATTGTGAAATATCCCTTTCCAGCACAGGGATCCAGCCATTTTAAATCGGGATCGCCAAATATTGAATCTGGCAATAAACCAATAATTTTTTTTACTAATCTAAAATCAGTATTTACCTCTCCATATTTCTCTTTATTTCCATCCTTACAACTAAAATCTTGTTTAAATAATTGTAAATCTTTATTGAAAATTGACATATATCCTATATTTCTACGGAAAAATATAGAATATAACGCTTATATATAGAATGAATAAATGGTATAAATCTCTCAAAAGAGCGCCTTGGTCGCCGCCTAATTATATATTCGGCATCGTTTGGCCTATTCTATATGCCCTTATGGCAGTCTCATTTTTTCTAGTATGGAAAAATAAAAAATGCTTTCCTTATTGTCCGGCACTAACTACCTTTTTTGTACAATTAGCATTTAATTTGTCTTGGACAACCATTTTCTTCTATTATAAAATGCCAAAACTAGCTCTATTGGATATTCTTCTTATTCTATACTTTTCTATACAAACATTCCTTGCCTTTATAAAGGTTAATAAGACTGCTGCATATCTTCTATTACCGTATTTAATTTGGTTATTTGTGGCGCTTTCATTGAATACATATATTGTTTTATATAACTAACTATATCGTAGAATTGGTAGTAAAAACCTACTATACCAATTTCTCGTTGCCTTATCTTTGATAAGAAATTTCCCATAGTTGAAACTTTGTCGTAATCCGATTCTATCCCCCTCTGTAAAGATATCAAAATACATCTGAAATAAAAATATGATAGTACTCCTTCTATTATATTTGCATGCATGATAGAACAACTTCAAGTAGATATCAGCAATATTAATCTGATAATCGTCACTATGTATCTTAGTATATAACTCTTTTAATCTGATATGATCCTGTGCTACTACGGCATTACGTCCTTGTTTGACAAACTGAGAGTGCATATAAATAACTATTATATGATTATTTATATGAATTACCACAAATAAATATGACTCAATATTTTTGCGTTATAATGACCGTGACTTTTTTTTAGTTCCTTTTTTACTGCAGCATCTTTTGTTGGAATACCAGAGTGTCTATTAAAATAGTTCCTCCTCCGCTTTGGATCTCCGTGATTCTTATTCGCATATAATTTCAACGGTGTTGAATCCTTAAACTGTTCATACCCTATGGCGCCAAAACTAATTTTATGTCGCTTTTTAGTTTCTAAATTCTCAATAATGGCAGTGTACTTCTTACCCTTTACCGTAGGTTTTATAAACTCTACAATTCTTTCTTTCATTACAATACCATATCTTTTGGTTTTTCTTCTTCCTCCGCGGAATCTTTTCACCCTTCTTGTTCGACGTTTTTCTGATCGCGCCCTTCTAATTTGTTTTTTAGTTAATTCGCGAAAGGTTACAGGCGTTTTGCTTGTTATTCTCCGCGTTGGTCTGTAAACATCACTCTTATATTTGTACCCAATTTTACCTCTTTGGTTTCGCCACTTTTCTTTAAACCACCTCGCTAGCCCCCTTTTCTGCGTTTTTTTTCCTTTGTATGGGCTTTTTTTGCCATATTTTTTAGAGAAAGCCTTTTTATATTCCTGAACCACTATTCCACTCCGATATGCGCTATGTTTGGGATTTTTTTTATAGACTTTCGCCTTTATCCGCGAATATAAATGTTTATCTACGGGTTCTGGCATATATATAAAGTATAGAATAATATCTTAACTCTGGGAATATTTAAAATTTGTATATAACTTCTGATTAACTGCGAAATTAACACTACCACCATTTTTATCATAACTCACAATATAATTTTGTTTACTTTGGTTCCCAAAAGCCAAATTCCGATCACCACACTGTCCGGATCCCTGCTGAACAGTATAAGGGCGATCTTCAAGATACCGTAATACATATACGCCGTAGGCATCATTTCCATTCCCTGCAAAGCCCGAATGACCGCGGAGTGTACTATCAAAAAATCCATCGGAACCAAGTAACATAGCATTCCTAGCCATACTTGGACCTGTCCCGCCGGTGCAGCCAATACCCGTAGGTCCAGTGGTACCAGTAATTCCATACTGAAATTTAAAATCATCTGCTGACCCCCATTTCAAATTTCCCGTATTTTGATATCCCATAATGGAAACAGGTGCAAATCCTGCGCCCATTAATCCCTTATAAAATGAAGCCAATTCTTCTTGGTCTATAAACGCAATGCCTCCACCCCATTTATTTTTTCCCCCAACTGAATTTGGTGCTGGCGAAGAACCTGCAAAAAGTTCCAAATTTAAAATCCATAAATAACAATTATTAATAGAAGCGGGAATTGGCCAAGCTGGTGGTGATTTGAAAGCGGTCGGCAAAATAGCGTACCAACTTGAATTCTGAGGCAGATCCCCCTGGTTCAACTGACCCGACCAAGTGGGATCCGCTTCGTGTGACCGCGCCACGCCGGGGGGGACGGGGGTTCCTGCTGTTTTAAGGTACAATTGCGTTACATCGGTCGCCGGTCCACTCGCTGGACCCCGTTGTCCTGGGGGTCCTTTGTTAACAAGTGACACACCTGCAATAGCTTTGAAGTTATTAAGTATGCCTGTAAAAAGATTACTTGTTGGGTAGCTAGCCCGATTTCCTGCCATCGCCTTAAGATCGCTCAAATTTCCACTTTTATGCACACCACCAACAAAAATACCAGTACCTTTTGCTGATCCTTTTGCGCCGCGAAAGGTTCCACCACTACCTATTACCTTGCGCCCCTGGGCACTAGTACTTTGAATATCCACGGACTCTTCGGCTGGAAGGAGTTCTGGTGGCCACATATCGCCCCAGAAAGTCTTAACTATAACACGAAAGATTTTATTTGGCTCATCGATGCAACATACGGCGTCCACTAATCCAACACCGGAAAACCATTGAAAAGCCCAAGATTGTGTCAATAATAATTTCCTGTAATTTCTTGTAAATTCTTCTATATCGCGATTTACGCTTGTATTGCTACTAGTGGCAGCCTTTCCCTTTGTAAGTAAGAATGCAGTCTCGTAAAGTCCTAGAGCATCACCATCAGTGAAACCGGTTACCTTGAATTCTGCTTTTATAGCGGGCGGGAAGGATGTTGCCACATCTTTTGCACCAATAAACCAACCATTAATAAAATAATCTTCACTAAAATTTTGCGACTGCGCCACATTACTGTTTATATCCAAAATACTACCAAGACCTGCTACAGCCAGATCGCCTTTTTTAGGAAGTCTAATAGGATTACCACATTCATCTTGAGTAGGGGGGAATCCACATGGCAGTGCTGTCCCGGGTCCACTATTCGGCGGAATATATTTTGTGGTTCCGGTATATCCCTTCCCGGTTGGATCAAATATTTGCCCCTGTACAATAGAAAAGGATCTGGTTCTGGTGAATTGTAAATATTTAAATGGACCTTCGCCCGTACTGAGTTGATCTGGACAAAAATCAGTACCAAACAGGTTATTATCAGGATCTATTACGGTTTTTGTCAAAGGAAAATACGTGGGCACGCCAAACGCGCTACCCGATGCATCGGTAATTGCTATAGCTGGACCACTGGAAGATTCCCAGTTTTGGCGTGGGTAACTACCAAATTGATTGTTCCATGGAGGATTTCCGATTTCATTAGCCTCTAGACTGTCAGGCCAACTCTCCATAACTCTAAAACCACTTAACGGGTTACAAGGTATTGCGGAATCAAGGCTACTTCCTAGGAATTGATTATAAATACTATCGCGCCCCATACTTAATTTTACGGGTTGGTATGTTAAAACGTTGCTTTGTTTACATGAGAATAATCCTCTTTGTAAATTTTCTCCGATTTGATGAGATCTCTCTAAATTCGCTTGAATGTTACATTTGCGCGAATAAGCTCCATCAACACACAAAGAGTAGCCTCTTTGTAGTTGTTGTTTTGTTTTAAAACTACGTGTATTTCTTAGGAAACCATTTGTATAATATCCAACTTTCCCATTATAGTTTTTGCACTTTCCCGATATGGACTGTTGTTGAAACGATCTGACATTGGATTTATAAATTGTCCTAGAATTAAGATCGGTAGTTCTATCCGAACTCGTTAATTTTGGTCTATTATTATTAAAACAATTCATTTATATATAAATAATTATATTTAAATCAATCATATAGACATATTAGATTTACAGCCATAGAATAATCCATATTATTTAAATCTAAAATTCGTCCTAATTCATCAGTAATTTGTAACTGGATTCTCGATATATCAACAGGTCCAAAGTATATTCGTTTTTTTAAAGAATTATCTTGATTAACATTATTGGTTAATGAGATACCATTTCCAAATTCCGCCGAAGCGACCGCATTCGTACTCACTCGCGCCAAGACATTAGTACGTCCCAAAGATTCGTTATAACTTGGTATGCAAAAATTATTAACATTCTTGTTGAAATCATTGACAATTATATAAATATATTTTATACCCCACGCATCATAACAACCTTCCGATACATAGGCAGTCGCACCTTGATAAAATCCTAATCTATATCCTAACACCCAACCATAGTTACTAATTACACCGCCATCGGTTTTTAAATCTAGATCTGGTTCCTCAGATGTCCCTCCATTATATCTGGAGGATGTGGGTGTGATGGGTTCCCCTATATATGGCGTAGCGCCCCCACCCATAGAACTTCTATTAAAATACAAACTTAGCCATTCATTGCATGACGGATCGTTTACCCGGTCTAAAAGATCAGAAACCGTTAAATTGGGATCGTCTGAGTATGCAAATTTGATATTCGCCGCGTTTGTTACAGTACAGTAAAAGGGGAATCCGCTGCAGTTGCAATCCGCTGGTATTGCATTCCATGTTGCATTGCCTTTCACATAAGAAATTACCGTCCTTAATGAAAATTCATCTATTGTTACCTGCGGATAAGCCACATATCCGTGTAGAAACTGTTGTAAATGTTCAGTAGGAATCCACGTGTTCTGCGGGTTTCCGGTTGCTGGATTCGATGTATAATAAGCCCCGAGTTGCTGAAATAAATAAATAAGCGCCGAATGCGGCTGTGTAGCTATTTTAAATTGATCATTAAGTGTCTGCATCATGGGTTCACGCTGATAGTTCCCATCCGGAACTGCAATATAAAACCATAATTGTTCG